GTAGGGGATAGTCGTGTTTCCGGTCCAACAGGTAGTGCTAAGAGAGTAAACGAGGTAAGGCTGTCTAGTTATACATTGATAATAGATGAGAAGTTGCGTTATCCAAATAGTGCAATTAGTTTTCTTCGTTTTGACTCTCGTTCATTTGGCAATGTTCCAACACGAAAATATTTAATTAGAGGAATAAAAATTAAACTACCAAGCAATGCGTCTGTGGATACGAGTACTCACATAGGGAGGGTTACATATTCAGGAACATGGGATGGAACGTTTGGGGCAGCTACATGGTGTAACGACCCTGCTTGGTGCTTGTATGATTTATTAATATCAACCAGGTACGGACCTTCAATTCCAGAGAGTACGCTTGATAAATGGGATTTTTACTCTATTTCTCAATACTGTAACGAGCTAGTTTCAAACGGAAGAGGAGGACAGGAACCTCGTTTTTCTTGTAATTTGTTAATAAATAGCAGGACAGAAGTTTACGATGTTATTCAACAAATGACCTCTATTTTTAGAGGTATAAGTTATTATTTATCTGGAAGTTTGGTTCTGCAACAAGACAAGCCTGCTGATTCTCAATACATATTAGGCCCATCAAATGTTGTCAACGGTGATTTTGCCTATTCAGGGACTTCTCAACAGTCAAGGCATAGTACTTGTACCGTAGGTTATCAAACATATGAAGGATTAGGTGAAGTTGAATTTGAACAAGTAGAAGATGTAGATGCTGTAGCAAAATTAGGAATCAAGAATAAAGAAGTGAGATCTTTAGGTTGTTATTCTCAAGGTCAAGCTCATCGCTTAGGGAAGTGGACTTTATTATCAGAACAAAATCTTAGTGAGACAGTCAGTTTTAGCGTTGCAATTGATGGGGGAATAATTCTTCGTCCAGGAATGATTATTGATATTGCAGATCCTCTTAAAGGTCAATATAGAAGAAGTGGTCGAATCTCCTCAGCAACAACAACTGCAGTAACAGTTGATGCAACAACAAATTTAACTGATATAGATTTAAGTCAAAATCCAAAAATAGCTGTTCTCCTTCCTACTGGATTAGTAGAGGAAAAAGCTATTGCGTCAATATCTGGCTCAACAATTACATTGGCAGCTGGGGCGGCTTTTTCTGAAGCACCGAACACTCAATCAATATGGGCAATTCAAACAGATGATATTTTGACTCAACAATTTAGAGTGATAACGACATCAGAACAAACTGATGGACAATATGATGTTAGTGCTCTCAAGTACAACAGTAGTCTTTACAATGCAATAGAACAAGGATTAAACGTTACTCAACGGGATATTTCTAATTTAGGAGAAGCCCCAGGTGCTGTTAGTTCTCCATCAGGAAGGCAGTTTTTATATCAAAGAGGGCAAGGTGTTTTTGTTGGATACGATTTAAGTTGGACTGTTCCAACTAAAACAATTAATAGTATTAATAGACCAGATCCTAATGCTGCAAGTTATATTATTGAGTACAGAATAGATACCGATAATTGGCAATCAGTAGAGACTTCAACTCCTTCAGTTAATTTATTATTATTAAGAGCAGGCAACTTAGAAGCAAGAATACAAGCTCGAAATTATACAGGTAAAGGTGGAACAATTGTTACTCATACAGATGTTTTGCCAGGGAAGACAGCTCCTCCAGGAGATGTTCAGAATTTAACGTTCGAAGCAATCAATCAAAACTCAGGCAGATTGAGATGGGATGAAACAGTTGATCTTGATGTAAAAGTAGGAGGGAAAGTTTTTGTCAGACATTCAAGTTTGACAGACGGAACAGCTATATGGAATAACTCTACAGATTTAATTGAAGCAAAAGCAGGTAGTCAGACAGAGACGGTAATTCCTAAAGTTGCTGGAGAAATATTTGTTAAGTTTGCCGATTCTTCTGGAATACTTAGTACAAATGCTACAAGTGTTTTAATCCCTAGCACAGTCACTCTTCAAAATTTAATTGTCAAGAATCAAAGAGAAGATCAATTAAGTCCGACTCCTTTCCCTGGGACAAAAACAGATTGTAATTTTGATACAACGTTAGATGCTTTAGAACTTGATTCCGATGGAAGTGGAAACGTTCTTACAAGTGGAACGTATTTATTTTCCGAGACTTTAGATCTAGGGCATCGATATCCAATTGACATTGCTAGATATTTTGTCACGAGAGGGAATAGCACTACAGATTTAATGGATGCATGGCCTGATGTTGATGCAAGATCAGATTGGGACGGAACAATTGTGGACAAAGTAAATGCTTCTTTAAGTATTAGGACTACAGACGGAGATCCTAGTGCCAGTCCGACATGGGGAGGATGGCAACCATTATCAAATGGTACATTTAGCGGTAGGGCCTTTCAATTCAAGACTGATCTAAGCAGTAGTTCTACAGACCAAAACATCTTGGTTGATCAATTAGGTTATGACGCAACACTGGATCAACGTACGGAACAAAGCACAGGGACAGTAGCTAGTGGAACGTCAGGTTCAGGGAAGGCAATTACTTTTGCGAGTGCCTTTTTTACAGGGACAACAGCGTTAGGAGGAGGAACAAGTGCTTTTCTTCCTAGCATTGGCATTGTTGGACAAAATATTCAGAGTGGAGATTTTTTCAATGTGACTAATGTTTCTGCCACTGGATTCACTGTTAAATTTGAAAATGGTAGTTCTGTTGTAAATAGAAACTTTACTTGGACTGCTGTGGGCTTTGGACGAAGGGTTTAGAATGAATTTCAATTATTGGAGTAGGTAAAGAAAGTGAGTCCTATTCATGACTACACAATTAGTAACGCTTCTGGCAGTAGCGTAAGAAATGACATTCAAAACGCTGTCAGGGCACTTAATTCAAACAATAGCAATGCAACTGCTCCTACAAATCAATTAACGGAAGGCAGTGCCTGGGCTGACACAAGTAATCATATTTTCAAAAGAAGGGATCAAAGTGGTAACTGGATTTCTTTAAGACGAGACAATGGAACAGTATTAATTCCAGATGGATCTGCCTCTAGTCCTGGCTTGACTCCCTCTGACGATTCGAATACAGGTTTATTCAGTCCTGCAGCCGATCAAATTGCAATTGCTGCAAATGGTAGTACTCGTTTAACGGTTACTGGATCAGCAATAACATCAACAGAACCGATAGGGATTCCAGACGGGAGTGCTTCTTTACCAGGGATAACACCATCAGACGATACAAATACGGGATTATTCAGCAGTGCAGCAGACACACTTAATTTTTCTACGGGAGGTACGGAACGTATAAAGTTAGACAGTAATTTTCTTTCCAGGGTTGATTTAGATTTAGACAATAGAAAAGCTTTACGGTTGCATGAATCAGGTACGAACTCTGCTAATTACATAGCATTAAGAGCACCTTCTTCCCTAAGCTCAAATGTAACATTAGACTTTCCAGCGACTGCAGGCAGTAGTGGGGAGTGTTTAAGTACAAATGGTAGTGGAACTTTAAGTTGGACAAACGAGATAGAAAAGGCTACTAAGTTAAAAACAGCGAGAACAATAAACGGTACTTCGTTTGACGGTTCAGCAAACATTTCAATTAGTGCAGGGAAAACACTTCAAGTGGTAGAAACTGTTGGACCTACTACTGGTACTCAGATCTATTACAACTCTTCAAGTTGGACAACTGTTATTAGTCGAACTATCACTCTTGCGGATACGAATAACAAAGCCCTTGTTCAATGGGCGGGTGGTTTTGCTTATGGGGATGAAGCAACAGCTCGATTAGCTGGTCGTTTAGTGAGAACAGTCAGCGGATCAGATACCGAGATTTTCTACAATGAGCATGTGGTCAAGAGAGATAGCGTCCATGGCGGTCAGATAAAAGGATTTCAGAGTGCTTATAACAAACTGGATTCCCCAGGCACGACTTCTCAGATCACATATGCCTTTCAGGTCAAGAAAACAGCAGGTAACAACAACACCTTCTACTTAAAGAATAACTATCACTCGTTAGTGTGCTTTGAGATAGAGGTATAAGATTTCTAATGAAAGCTAGGTATAGTAGGTAAGTACACAACAGTAGGCTAATGGCGATAGCACCTGGTACGTATAACTTTACTGTTCAGAAACGAGCTGATCATAATATGCAGCTCCAATTTAAGGACAGTAGTAATGCTGCTATTAATTTAACTGGTTCAACAGTGACCTCTCAAGTTTGGGATACTGCAAGATCAACTAAATATGCAGACTTTGCGGTTACGTACACAAATAGAACAGGAGGGATTATTGATTTGGCATTAACGGATGTCCAAACTGCTACATTTCCGTTAAGTGATTTGAGATATGACGTTATGGTGACGGACTCGAATGGGATGAAAGATTATTATCTTGAGGGAACTGTTTACGTTGATGAGGGTTACACCGCATGACCAGCGTAAATATAACGACCAATAAAAACACAGTAACTGTTACAGAGGCTCAGACTGGAGCCATTGTCCAAGTTGCAACTGTTGGTCCGGCTGGTCCAAAAGGACTAGATCTTGATGAAACCGCTAAAGTAGATGGCAGTATTGTCTACTACTCCAGTTCTGCTTCTAAATTCAAAGCAGACAATGTACAAACAATTCTATCCCTCGTTGACGGAGGTAACTTCTAAGTCATGGCTAACACGATCCGCATTAAAAGATCCACTGGATCGTCTGCACCTTCAAGTTTGGAGAATGCAGAATTAGCCTACAGCGAAGGTAATAATGTCCTTTGGTATGGCACTGGAACTGGTGGAGCAGGAGGATCTGCAACAGCCATAGAAGCAATTGGTGGTGATGGTTTTTACGCCACACTTACTAGTGCTCAAACGGTATCAGGGAATAAGACTTTCACTGGAACGCTTGATTTCAGTGGAGCAACAGTTCAAACATTTACTTGTGCTCAAAACCTTACGGTAACTGGAAACCTGACTGTAAATGGTACGACCACTACTATTTCCAGCTCGACAGTCAATGTGGAGGACAAAAACCTAGAACTAGGTAAGGTTTCTACTCCTACAGATACAACTGCTGATGGCGGTGGTATCACTCTTAAAGGAGCAACTGATAAAACCTTTAACTGGGTTGACAGTACAGATTCATGGACTTCATCGGAACATATAGAAGTTGCATCCGGTAAGACATTTAGAATTAACGGAAATAACGTTTTAAATCAGACAACACTCGGTTCAACAGTTGTTGGATCAAGTCTTACAGGTGTTGGAACGATTAGTTCAGGAACATGGGCTGCCACTGATGTTGCAGTAGCACATGGCGGTACTGGTGCAAGTACAGCGGCTGCTGCTTTAGTCAACTTAGGATTGACTGCTACAGCAGCAGAACTGAATGCACTTGATGGAATAACTTCTACTGTTGGTGAGCTAAACATTGTTGATGGTTCAACGTCTGCTACTTCAACAACATTGGCGGCTGCAGATCGGATGGTTATAAACGACAATGGAACAATGGTTCAAGTTGCTCTGTCCGATCTTGTTACTTTCCTTGAAAACGGATCTGTATCAGGCTTCGATCTTGACGGCGGCACCTATTAAGTCGTCTGGAGGTCCTAGCTGATGGCTAACACAATTAAGCTCAAAAGAGGAAGTGGGTCCGATCCTGGAGCGTCCGATTTAGTTGTCGGTGAAATAGCGATACGGACTGATACAGGAAAATTATTTACTAAAAAAGATAATGGTTCTGTTGCTGAGATTAGTGGTTCAGGTGGAGGTGGTGGAAATAATTTTAAGATTAATACGTTAAGCAGTAGTTCAGGAACAGGAGGAGGATCAGCAACTTTTAACGGAACAGCATATCGATTTACCCTTAGTGATCCACCAGGAACAAGTTGTGCTCAATGCTTGGTTTCTGTTAACGGTGTAATCCAAAAACCTACAACTGGAACGTCCCAACCAAGTGAGGGTTTTGCAATTGATGGAAGTGATATTTTGTTTTCAGCCGCACCAGCAAGTGGTGCTGATTATTTCATCATTACTTATGATGCACTAAGTGTTACTGAAGTTAGTGATAATTCAGTTGAGGAAGGTGATTTAAAGATTAGTAATGCAGGTTCTAATGGTCAGTTTTTACAGAAACAAAGCGGAAACACTGGAGGTTTAACCTGGGCAACGGTTGATTTATCTAGCAAATTAAATCTTACAGGTGGAACGTTAACTGGAGTTTTAACAGTTAACAGAGTTATAAACGCAACAAATAGTGCCGATCCTTGGTTGAAAGGTGTTAATTCAAGCAATACCGAAACTTCTTATATAAAACCTGATGGAACTGGATACTTCGCTGGTACGGTAACAGCAAATTTGTTCCACGGTTCTGGGGCTAATTTAACCAATCTACATGCGAGCAATCTGGCTACAGGAACAATTGCAGAAGCAAGATTAAGTACTGCCACAACGCAAAGTGCAGGAAATAACTCAACCAAAATAGCTACCACTGCCTATGTAGAGACAGCAGTTTCAAACCTAGTAGACTCTGCACCTGGAGCGTTAAATACACTTAATGAACTTGCAGCTGCCTTGGGAGATGACGCTAATTTCTCTACCACAGTAACAAATAGTATTGCCACTAAGTTACCTTTAGCAGGTGGAACTTTAACTGGGGATGTAACATTTCAGGGAGCAACTTCAGGCAGAGATGTTCTTTGGGATAAGTCAGGTAATATTTTTCACTTTAAAGACAATGCAGGCGCACAATTCGGTGACAGTACGGACTTAAAGATATTCCATGACGGGTCTAATTCTCAAATAAGAGAAGAAGGTACTGGTAACTTAATGCTTATCAGTAACAACCAAATCAGACTTGAGAAAGCTTCACCAGGGGAAGCAATAGCATCGTTCAATGTTGATGGGGCCTGTGAACTCTATTATGATAATGCCTTGAAACTTTCTACCGCTTCTGGTGGTGTGAATGTTGCTGGCAATTTGAATATGAATGGAGCAGATAATTATGAACTAAGACTTGGTGCTGGTAATGATCTAAAACTCTACCATGATGGAACTAACTCTGTTATAGATAACAATACTGGTGATTTATATGTAAACTCTACAGGAGGTATTTATCTATGCCCTAAAGATAGTGAAGCAGGCGTTTATGTTAGAGCTGATGGGGCTGTTGAACTCTATTACGATGGTACTAAACAATCAGAAACTTATAGCAGTGGTATTCAACTTGTTAATGATTTAAAATTGTATGATTCAAAAGTAATTAGATTAGGTAGTCTTAGCCCTTATGGTGACTTCAAGCTTTATCATAATGGGACCAATTCTTTTATAGATAACGTAACAGGGATCTTACATATAAGAGTTAATAACACGGAGAATGCCGTAGTAGCAGTTCCTAACGCTGAAGTTGCTTTATATCATAATGAGGTTAAGAAGTTTCAGACAGCTTCAGATGGTATAGATGTCTTCGGAGATGTAGATTTAGCTGCTGGACATCTTTTTGTTGAAGATAGTTATAAGCTGCATTGTGGTACACATAACGATCTAACGGTTTATCACAACGGTTCTAATTCTATAATTTCAAATACAACTGGTTATTTAAATATTGATTCGAATGGTGGAGTTTTATACTTAGATGGAAGCAACGTCAATATAAGAGTTGGAAGTTCAGGCAGTGAAGAGAACGCTATTATTTGCAATAACAATGGAGCTGTAGAACTTTATCATAATAATAATAAGCGTCTTGAAACGGTTGCTGAGGGCGTAAAAATATCAACTCCTCATAACCAATTAATTACACTTAGTGGATCAAATGATCCTTATATTTTATTCCAAGAAGGAACAACAAATAAAGGTTGGCTGCAATGGCATTCGAGTGGTTATTTTATACTTAAAAATAGTGAAGATGGTTCAGCTTTAAGACTTAAAGATGCTATTGACTTTCAAACTGGTGATGGTACTTACCACTCTGTTTGGCACGCTGGAAACGATGGTTCTGGCAGTGGATTAGATGCCGATACTTTAGATGGAGTTCAAGGTTCAAACTTTTTAAGATCGGATTCCGCTGATACTGCTTCTGGAGCAATAACTTTTACTCATTCTTCGTTACAGCTATCTTCCCATTACTACATGGGATATTATTCTGGAACGACTAATTACATCCACCTTTATCCCACTGGGAACTCAGGATCCGCAAGTACTACAAACATAAGAGCATGGAACGGATCTAGTGCTGATACTTTTCAAATTACTGGGGGAAGTGCAACAGGATTAAAGTGGCGAGGGAATACAATTTGGACAGCAGAAAATGATGGTTCAGGTAGTGGATTAGATTCTGACACTTGTGATGGACAGCATTTAGGGACAAGTTCGAGTCCGACTTTTAACAATATCTATTCCAATGATTGGCTTAGGAATAATGCTTCAAACCATGGTTTATACAACACATCAACAACCCAGCACTTTTACTCTAGTCATGATGATCATTGGAATATTGCAGGCGGTGGTAGTGCTAATGCTCTGTTATTTAGAGATGAACATAATGGAACTCTTAGGGGATATGTATATGCAAATAGCAGTAGTGAAATAGGTTTCTTAAATTCCGGTGGAAACTGGACTATTCAGTGTAATAGCAGTCGCAACACAAATTTCTGGGGACATATTTATCCAAGTGCAAATGCAACTCACGATATAGGTAGCAGTTCAAATCGTTGGAACAACCTATATGTGAATGACTTGCAATTATCCAACAAAGGATCTCAAAACAGTGTTGATGGAACGTGGGGTGATTGGACATTACAAGAAGGCGAAGAAGATGTCTTTATGATTAACAATCGTTCGGGTAAAAAATATAGAATGGCTTTACAGGAGGTTTCCTAATGGCAGTCACAAAAACATGGTCAGTTGTTGACCTAAGAAGAGAGACTTCAGACAATTATGTCTGTGAAGTTCATTGGAAGTTAGAAGGAAAGGAAGGAGACAAGACTGTTGAATCACTTGGAAGAACAAAACTTGAAAGACCTGAAACCTTGGAATCTTATGACTCTTTGACTGAAGAGAAAGTTCTGGGTTGGGTTAAAGCAAAGATCAACGCTGAATCTCCAGCCGTTCATGATGAAGAAACAGGGAAGACAGCAGTCCAAAGATGGGAAGATATTATGGATAAGAAGATGGGTTGGCTAAACGCACCTGAAACTTCTACAGGGAAACCTTTTTAGTTATGACTATTTATTGGGGCGATGGAACAAGTGCTTCTACAGCACCTTCTGGTTCAGCCGATGAACAACGCATTAAAGCCTGGGTTTCTTTTGATGGAACGGGCAGTGTTTCTGTTCACGATAGTTATAGGGTTAGTTCCGTAACTGATTTCCAAACAGGGCGTTGGCAAGTTAATTGGCAAGACACACAAGCCAATGCAAATTATTCTCTATCTGGCATTATTCGTTGCTATACACCTGGCAACACCGCAAGGACAGTTTCTGTTTCTGTATGGAATAACAATAGTGCGTTAACAACAAATTACGCCAAGTTCTTTTCTGGATGGGTAGGGAACAATAACAGTGGGTCAACTGACTCTCCCTATGTTTCCGTTCATCTTTGTAATTAATTATGACTGATACAACTAAAAGAATTGTTTATGTTGACGACGATGGGATCGTTAACATTGTGGTCCCTTCTCCTAGTTGTGATTTGACAATTGAACAGGTGCAAGCAAAGGACGTTCCAGATGGAATAGAGTCATGGATTGTAGAAGAAAGTAC